TCAATAGTGTGAGACATAACAAAACTCCCGTATAATGATCTGGTCAGATGTTGACCGGCATAACGCTTTTCGCTAACTGTTATGAAGGTTAAACCTTCCATCAAGGGGAAGGTCAAGCTTTTAAATTGCTGATTGAAAGGGATTTTTAAAATCAGCGTCCACATAGCGTCCACACTTCGACAAAAGTGTCCACATTACAAAGAGTAGGCTCGCATTCAGCGGGCCTTTCTTTTGATATAAAAAAACCAGCCTGCTGGCTGGTCTTTGGTGGTATCTCTCTTATTCCCTGCGCTCTCGTACTGACCTGATAAACGCGAAGTGACATCTGTCGCAACGCTCGCTATCAAGTGGGAATAGTCTCTCCAGAAGAGAACGCCGGACGTTGCAGTCCTGGCAAAATTTTAAACCCAATACTTTCATGGTGTTGGCCTGTTGTTATTTTTGCGATAACCCTATGGCCTGTAGTGTCATTAGTCCAATTGCTTTCGTAGATCAATTACACGTAATTGATCGTTGTTACCGATCAGACGAAGCGGCGAAAAGGAGCACAACCCAGGCGTATTGTAGTGGGGTTGTAACAGTCAGCCACCACAGATCCTTTTGTCAGCCGTGCGCGATACTTTGCAAAAATAAAAATACTCGACATTCGTCGCAACGCCTTGCGCCGCAAGGCTTCCAGACCATCCGGCAAAAATAATCCAGCCAACCGCCGCACACATTTGATCGTGACGGAAAGTAAAACGATCCTTTTAAAAACATCATGTTAACCAATCGGTTAGGCGCTTACTGGTCGGCAACTTTTGCAAAGCGCTGCAAATCCTTGCGCGGTGTGCAAACGCCAGCAGACCGCAGAAGCCCAGCGGTGGCGCGGGCTGGCGGGTTGCTTTGCGCAAAAATTCTTTTGCAAAATTTTTATGATCCAAATACCGCAGGCGGGTGCGGTGTAGCGCCGTTTCCGTCTCGGATCCGCTTCCGTCTGCGTTCTGTCGCTTCGTCTCTGGGCTGTGGTTAAACGAACGCAAAAAAGGCCGAACGGTGTCGGCCTTATGTTTCTGCGCTTGCTGTGGGGCGTTCTGTGGCGTCTGGTGACGTGATGGTTTTCGCCTGCGTTTTGTCAGGCAATAATGGGGCTGTATTTTGCTTTCAAAGCGGTTGTTTTTTCTGCGGTTCCGGTGAACTGTGATGCCTGCCCGCTGGCTCCCGTGTTGGGGTGCGTATGGGTCGCACATATCTGCGCCAGTTCGCGGACAACGTCCAGAGTGTCGGTCAGCAACGTCAGGACGTTGGTTTCCTCGCTGCCCAGCTTAACGGAAGCCCCGATCAACTGCTGCGCTGCGGCAACGCTTTTTTTAATGCCGGTGATTTTCTCGTTAAGCGCTCCGCCGATAGTTACGTCGGCATTACCCTGGATGTTGTCTTCCAGCTTGCCGCCGATATCGCGTTTTACGTTCTGGCCCACACTGACAGAATTGTCTTTGCTGCAAGTCACCGTCAGGTTGCCAGACGTGCCGACGCTGTAATCTCCCTCGCTTACATGCATAACCGCACCGGCCAGAAGTGTGACCGTTCCCAGCACGGTTGTTTTATCCGTGGCCTGAATTGTTGTTTCACGGGCAACCAGCTTTCTGGTTTCATCATCTGCGGTCACTTCCCGCGTCATGGATGTTTCGCTTATTGTCTGGTCAGTCTGACGCACCCAGTCACCGGCAACGGTAACGCGCTGTGATACACCATCGCGCTGTTGCTGTAACTGCTCGCCAGGCTTAACCGCTGGCAGGTTATGCCCCTGCGGCATGATCTGACGAATAAACGGTTTATCCTGTCGGCCTTCCACGAAACCAATCTCAACCAGCGTGCCAGGCGGCGGAAACTGAAACATTCCCGATTCACTCCCGGCCATTGGAACCGGCAGCGGCACGGCGGAATAAACCGGCGTGTTGGCCGCCGCGTTGCCGTCTTCATCCAGCAGTTGCAGATCCACAGCGTAACGGGGCCGGAATGGGTCCGCGATGTTACCCCCGGAAACGTCTTCGCTTGGCGCTTCAACCCTGGCGAGTTTTGGCAAATGCAGCCCGGAAGCCAGTTCCGGGTAGACGCTTTCTATCTGGCGCTGGATCGGTGATTTTTGCAGTGGCTTACCGGTTGCCTTATTGCGTGGCAACCAGGTAATTGTCATATCGTCATTGTTAAGCTGAACCTGGTTTAAGCGCTGGCCGTTAACCTCAACGCCGGGGCGCAGGCTCTGGATCATCGGCACAACCATTGAATTACCGGCTGCGGATGCCTGGCTAAATTCGTGTGGGATCTCCACAGGTTTACCGGCAAAAAGGCTATGCTCTGCTGCGCCGGTAAAGACGGCCCCGTCCGGCAACTGATACCAGACATAATCTTTGACTGAGAAAGCCCGCCCCAGGCTGGCTAATAGCTGATAGCCGGTTCCGCTGTGGGTAAAGTGCGGGATAGGTATATCCGCATAAGCCGCACCGGCAGGCGGTGCGACGGTTAGCCCGCTTTGCTCCGTTAACCAGTCAGTGATCTGGCGTAACGTTGGGTGCTGGAACGAACACGGCCACAACTTATCGAACACCCCGACAAGCTCACGCACGAACAACCGGCACGCGCCATTATCAGCAGGCTGCGACCGCTCAACATAGCCGGTGAACCAGCGCAGGACCAGTCCGTCATAACCCACATCGACCCGAACCAATTTGCCGGTGTAATCCATTTCAGTGCTGGCCGTGATGAATCCACGCCCGCAGGCGTTTTGCTCAAGCACGATATTACAGTCCACCATGTGGACCGGGTCACTGGACAGGAAAAGGCGTTTAATTGGTTTCATGTTTTACCCCAGCGCATCATTAACGGGCTTCAGGACTTTTTCTTCAAACCAGCTCATTTTGTCGGCTGGTTCGTCTGCCGCTGCGCCACCTTTACCCCCCGCGCCGGTTTGCTTCGTGCTGGCGGTTGCGTTGCCTTTTCGTGCCTGGCGTTTTTCCGGCACGCTGTTTTTTTCCCGCAGCGTGAAACTGACCTGCCAGGCGAGGCGGTCTTCCTGGGGAACGGCATCAATCTGACCGGTAAAGGTGGCTTCGCGGAAGTTGATTGCGGTTGCCGTGGCATTGGCGACGCGATAAGTTTTTAAAGCTCCGCTGGCCTCTGTAGCGGATGCCAACTGGAAAAGGCGCTGTAAAACTGCCTCGTCGTCAAATGTCACCAGGCCCGACACGCGCAATTCTTTGGCTTTGATGCCCTGTTCGGAATTGGTCGTGCTCGATGTCTGGCCTGACTGGTCCTTCTCCTGAAACTGCATTGAAGGGGAAACAAGCATGTTTTGCATCGCGATCCCTTCACCATTAAGCGCGAGTAGTGCGGTCTGGCTCATTTATCATCTTCCCCAAATCTGCAAGCGAATCACCGATAAACATCATTGCCGCTGTATGCACGGCGGTTGCCTGCGGTATGTCTTTTAGTAATTCAATAGCCGCCATCCTGTGATTGCCGGTGTAACTGAATGACCAGGCTTTCGCGCTGGCCCCTTTCAGGTCTTCAAGCGACTGACTAACCGAAGAAAGCAGGCCAGCACGCGCCTGGACGAATTCGGCAATTTGTTTTTTCAGCCCTTCGGTTGTCGTGCTGACAGCGGCAGCTAGCTGCGCGGCGGCAACCCGCTGCGCGTTCACCGCAAGGCGGTTTGTCGCGACGGACAGCGGCGCGGCGACCGGCAGCGAACTGGATTTCGACGGCAGTTGCATTTTAACCGTGCTAAGTTCGGCCGCCGCAGCCGCCATGCGGCTAACCTGGGTAAATGCGGGCGCAGGAAATACCGTGGCAAGCCCGTTGAGGGCTTTCATAAATCCATCATGGGTATTTTCGGCAATCATCATCACGATAACGTCACCGCTCCCGCTGCTGGTTGCCAGCTTCCCCGCCAGATAGCCCAGGGCATTAGCCGGACTCAGATACCCCCCTGAATCTGCCGACTGACCCAGACCATAAACCCACGGATGCGCCGGGATGATTGAGCAACTCAACCCCGCCATATCGTCGGCGATTTTGATAACTGAATCACGCCACATCTTCGGGAGGCTCCGGCCATTCGGGCCTGGTGGTATCAACCCGGTTTAATAAAACGCGGTATTTTCTCCACTCCGGCAGGTTTTTTTCCTCTTTATCGGTCGCCATACCCAGATCAACGGCATCCTGAAGCGTGGCAATCACGTTATTCGCCTGGCTTAATAACTCCAGCTTTTTACGTTCTGCCTCTGCCTCATAATCAATAGGCGCGGCAATGATCTCCCCACCATCAAAAAGAAATGCGCCGCCTAATGCTTTCTCGCCCGCAGCGGTAAATTCATCCGGAACATTCTCCGGCGCGACTTCAACGACAATCTGATTAATCGGGAAAATCGCGCTTGCATCATAAGAGAAATGGATAATTTCTTTCGTGTCAGGGTTAAATGATACCTTTAGCGTTTCCTGTGAAAGCGTTTTAAGCCATAAATACCAGTCATTGCCGTTATCATCTTTCAGGAAAACAATATTCACCTCTGGTGATTTTGCAACATAATATAATTCGAGTTCCTCCGGCGATAGTTTAGCTACCTTCGCCGGGGTATATTTCCCCCACTTATCTAATGGGTCATATTTTTTAAACACTCCAGATTGCTTCGTCATTAAGCCACCCATGCCGTGTACCAGTTTCCGCCGATGTTATATTGAAGTGATCGATATTGTACCGCCGTGTAATTCGTTTTTTGTTGCACAGCAGTAACTACCGTTCCGTTAGGAGCATATGCAAACTCATTATCATTATTTCCGTTTGTCGCGACTCCTGCTGATGCCAGCCTAAGCCCCCCTTGCAGAAAATTAGCAATAGTCCAGGAGGGTGTTGCAAAACTCTCAGCTACCCAATTTGTCGTAGCCAGACGGATAAGATTCCCGGTAGATTCCTGACGCATATAAGGGGCTGAGGAGTTGTCGGCTTCAAGCCCTACGTAAGTAATACAGTCTCTAAGTGCATATTGTTTAGGCGGGTTATTTGATGAATAGACCCTTACGTTTGGAGTATCAAAAACACCAGCGCCAGCTACTACTTTGTCACCGGCGGAAAATGCACCGGAAGATATTAAATTACCATCTTTATCTATTCTTAATCGCGTATATCCGTTGTGCTGAAATACTAAACCGTTTGTGCCGCTGCTTCCGTCGCGGGTGATACCGACTGTAAATTTATGACCGTACCAGTTAAATTCAACACCTGACACAACCCCGCCATCACCAGCCCGCGCATTATAAAGAGCAGACATATTTGATTCTGTTGGCAAGGTTTCAACTCTTCCCAGCTTGAATGTGGCGTTATAATCACCTCCATTCGCAGACATCGCACCAATATCTGACGGTGTAGGTTTATTGGCTGAGTCATACTGTTTTGCCCATGGCGTCCATGCGCCATTATAAAAAATACGGATGTATGAGCGTGAATCAGCATAAATCCGATATACCTGCGTAACACCTGCATGTTTGTAAACTTCAAGCGACCCGGCCACAGTTTCGGGATAGTTAGTTCCAGCTTGCGCCTGCGCATTGGATGACTGGTAATATAGCCCCGGTGTAGTAAAGCTATTCAGATCGGCAGCATTTCCAATCAGCACGGCCTGACCGTTAAAAATGTCCTGCGAAGTGATATTGATATCTTCTGCCAGCGCTCGCCCGTTAACCTTCCGCCCTGACGGCACGCGGCCATTTGCGTTGTCATTAGCAGCTTTTACCGCTTTCGGTGTTGCGGCTTCCGTTTCTGACTCGCTATCGACTGCGCTACTTAGCTTTGTAAATCCCTTTTCGGTAGTGGTCGCGTCAGGGTGATTTCGTGATTTTTCATGCTCTTTGATTGACTGGTCGTTAAGGGAGCCTTTCGGGCGCAGATCGGTAATATTGCCGCTTGCGTCGATGCTCGCCACTGCAAACACATAATGCTGGCTACCGTTTTCCACATAATCGGCATGACTCGCAGCCACAGTAATTTTGCTCTTTACTGCCCATTCGCTTGTCAGCGTTCCCGACCAGGACACATCCAGCCAGACCTTTACCGGCCTGGCTGAAACTGTGATGTTCTGATTCTCGGCCAGTTCTGCACGTAGCCCGGCAACGTAGCCCGCGCCTTTTGTTACGTAATATTGTGCGCCACTTTTGGCGACCAGATAACCGCTATCAAAAAACGCCGCCGCACCATAAAGATCGATATTCTCCCTGCGCTGGCGTTCGTCAATTGCCGCCAGGCGGGCGGTAAAATCAATCTGCCACGTTTCGGCTGGCGTGGTGATATTGGTTGCCGACTCAGCACCGCTATACTCCATGAGCATGGAACGAACCAGGACGTTACCTTGTTGCCCGCTGGCGTTCTTAATTTTGCTCTGGGTCGGGGCGTGAATAATCATCGCCAGCGTGCCGGTTTCTTTGTTCGCCAGCCCGATCCAGTTGAAATTAAAGTCGCCGACGTCCGCGCCCAGAGTGACGGAATACACAACGGAATTTGCATTAACCACACCTGATTTGCTCACCGCCTGGCGATGGACGATTTTATCAGCGGGTGGCAAGCCTTCTGTATTTTCAATCGGCTTTGTCACATCCAGATCGGGGATATAGGCAAAAATAAATTCATCCAGATTGACCGGCTGATTATCAATTGCCTGTTGGGCTTTCCATTCGGTGAACGCTTTTGTAATGACTGTCTGAGCCATAATTCCTTTACTCCAACCTTGCGCTAAATGTCGCGCTTAACTCGTTTTGCACATCGCCCAGGGTCGCAGGCCAGCAAACATAATCACCCTGATACCATCCAATATTGATATGCAGCGGCAGGGTGGTGATCACTTCAAACTGATAACGGCGGCAGGTTCGACCATACTTGCGGATAATCTCCAGCAGGAGATCGCTGTTATCCGCTATCTGGCTATCAGTGACGCGGACGGTAATCACGTCCCAGTCCATCCCCTCCTGGCGTTCCAGTAGTTCGACATACCCGATCCCCAGCCGCTCAAAAATGGCGATAAACCCCGCCACCTCGCCCGCCTGCTGCGCATTAATAAAGGCGTAGCTGACTCGCTTACGAAACAGGCTTAACGGCTCACCTTTAAAGCGGGTGATGTCACGTTCCCATGCAATCAGGTTTAACACCGGCTCGACGCAGGTCAGCGGGTCGAACTGCCTCAACGGCCAGGTGATCCACTCGTAAACCTGCAACCAGAAATTCACGCAGGCACGCAGCAGCCGCGCGGGGTCGCCACGGTCCATCCATGACGGCAGCTTCAACCCGGCCAGCAGTCTGGCAAACTCAGTCATTGAGGATCTCCACTGATAAGGAGGCCAGACGCGGGACCGATAATTCGCTGACAATATCTGTCAGTGAAAAACTCAGTGAATCTATGGCCGGGAATGCTTTGTGAATCTCCCGGCCCAGGTTCGAAAAGGAATAACGCGAATACGGCCACGTCTTTTTAACGTCGTAATTGGCGTTTTCCCTGAATGCGCACCGGATCAAATCTGAAACCCCGCTTTCTAACTGGCTCAGTTCTTCCGGCTCCATATTTTCTTTGCTTTCCACATACACCTTAACCGCCAGCGCGTGGGTCGTTTCCGGCATCGCATAGCACTGCAAATCATCGCCGTGGCCGTGGTGGCCCTGGGAGTTAACGTAATCGTTAACCGCATCAATAAAGGGCTGCGACGTTTCCCCGCTATCCAGTAGCAGGTAGGCATTTGCGGTCCCCGGCCCGCGCGGGGCGTCATGCAAAAAGAAAATGCGATCAATGCTCAATCCCACAACGCCCGCAATCATGCTGCGGTATATGGCATCGGTGTGGTAATTGCCCACCAGGTTGAACTGGTTGCGTGTGCGGTCGCGCAACTCGTCGTCGCTTTCCTCGTCTGCGCCTGGTGTGATCAACCAGTCTTCCTCATTCACTGCGCTGGCGATACCTGCAACGGCTACGGGCAAAATACGAAAATATCCCGGCGCAAGGTTGTAACCGCTGCCGGTGTCGGTCGCGGTAACGGGAACCGGACCACTTTCAAGACCCGCTCCCAGTGTCGTGTCTTCGTTCACGGCCAGCACATAGATCACGCCGTTGATTCGCTCCGTCTGAATCAACGTGCCGGCAGGCACGATCACAACGTCCGAAGGATTTGTCTTGTAAAAGCGGATTACCCCTGCGGCAGCGCTTGCCGGTTTCGGGGTGATGTTCACCGCCCAGGCGAGCAAGCGCAGCATTGCACCCGTGGCGGTTGCCACAAACATGTTTCGCAGGACGACATTGATTAGCGCAGCCTGCAACCACAGCACGGGTGTGGTGACTATTTTCGAAATCAGACGCCAGAACGGTGACATGCGGGAAGTATTGGTAATAAATCCCTCCGCCTTAACCGTCTCTTTAAACACGGCTGTGATTTCCGCTTCCGTCGTTGGCATCCCGCTGTCACTCAGGACTTTTTCGAAATCAACTTCCGGTTTCTCAGTCATAATTCACCTCCGTGCCAACGCTGCCGAAATCGTAGGTTTCAGCGGTGACATACAGCCGCGTGATACTTTCTTCTGTGATCACAATCGTGCCAGGGACCAGACGTTCGTCACTTTCAACCAGTAGCGATAGCTGGGTCAGCGCGTCGCCGCGCATCGTCGGGCTTCGTTCACCGATCAGCCGCGTGGTGATGCCGCTTTCCAGAATGCTGTGGATGATGTCCTGGGCTATGCTGTCGCGGTTATTGCACCGCTGCGGCTCGTTGCCACTGTCCAGCGTGAAATCGCCGTCAGTGATCAAAAGGTCGATGTATAACGGTTCGGTACTCATCCGGCGTTAAGCTCCTGCCATTCGGCCAACTGGGCCGGGGTGATTCCATTCGGGGCGTTGATATAGGTATCGCCCCACGTCTTGCGGCTATCCACAACGGTTTTACTGTCGGTTTTTACCTGCCCCATCAGGCCGCCGCGCGGGATATCTGCATTGACCGTGTTACCCGTCAGCAAGGACGGGCCGTTTAGCTTTGGCGGACTTGCAGCACCATCAGGAATAACAGCGGGGGCCGGAACCGTCGCCCCGGCTGGCGGCGAAACCGATTTGAGATCGATATTGACG